TACAGAAAATTTAACATCTGCTTCTCTTACGGTACCTTAAGAGAAGCAGATGTTAAATTTTCTGTATGGTCTTTAGAAGAGTTTGAAGTAATGGAAAGACTTTATCTACGACCAGGATTTACAATGCTACTTGAATGGGGACATTCTCTTTATATTAATAATGATACTACATTAGAGAAAACAATTAAGACAATAAGCCCAGACTTATTTTTTAAGAAAGGTTTAGAAATGTCTAAAATTACAGATGAAATAAAAAAAATAAGACAAGAGAGTGATTACAATTACGAAGGAATGATTGGGTATTGTAAAAACTTTTCTTGGAATTATAACTCAAACGGAGGGTACGACTGTAGTGTAAGTATAATATCAACAGGAGAGATACTAGAATCAGCACCGGTAAAACTCTCCCCAGGTAATTTAATACCTAAAGATGAAATGGATTCTGCAACTAGTGATGAAGGTAAGGAACAGAGAAAAAGTATCTTCCACTACTTCTTACAAAAACTAGCATTACTAAAACAAGGTGTAGTCGGTAAAGAAACCCTTGCCAGCGAAGCACCATCATTAGCTGCCCCGCTACAAGACTTTATAGTATTTTGGGCAGCTGTTGAAATAGATGATAGTTGGCTTTGGGATACAGAGGCACCGATGCATTGGGTACCGCTGGCACTTATCTTAGATATATACAATAATTTTGTAGCGATAAAAGATCTTACAAAAACACCGGGTACTCCAAATGCTACTATGTGTAAGTTTAATACAGATATTAAGAAATCCACAAAGTTTATAACAGGTCCTAAGCACTTTTCACCGGATCCGTTGGTATGTGTAATACTGGCTCCAAACGACGAAGGGTTAGGCGTACTGCCTTTTATACACGGAGCTACCCAAGGTCTGCCAGCGGAAATAACTAGTGATGTACTTAATATATATATTAACTCTCTATACCTAAAAAGCAAGTTTGATGAAGCTTTGGATACAGATGGAAAGTTTAACAAAAGTATGTCCGATGTATTGAAGAGTATTCTAGATGGAGTATCTACAGCACTGGGAGGTATAAATGATTTTGATATAGCATACGATGATGAAGATCAAGGAGGAACTTTTTACGTAATTGATAGAAACTTAACACCAGAAACCAAACCACCTGCAGAATTAACACTAGTAGGGGTTAACAGTATCTATAAAGAAATAAGTATTAGTAGTAAAATTAGTAACGAGACTTCCTCTCAAATTGCTATTGCTGCACAAGGGACAACACAGAACTATTCTGAAAATGTGGAGAACATGTTAAAATGGAATCCAGGTATTGTAGATAGGGTTGTAGTAACTAAAGATGTTCAAGCTAAAAATAAAGACGGAGAAGAGGCAGTAAAAGCAGATCAAGAAGAAATTCTACAGGATTGGAAAGACTCTATAAAAACATTCTTTACAGATTTTACAGGAGGAGGATATGATAAAGACGAGTTAGAAGCTGTAAAAACAGAACACGCTCACTATACTGTAGAAAACGTAACAAGAAGACCGGCTTCAGGAACAGATGCAGGACCATCTCCAATACCTGTTGAACTTACTCTAAAACTAGACGGTATTGGAGGACTTAGAATAGCATCAACCTTTAGAATATCTCCAGGACTTTTACCTGACAAGTATAACGGTAAGTTCGGATATATCATAACAGGGGTAGAACACACAATCGGTACCAATAGTGTATGGGAAACCTCAGTAACAACTCAGTTTTATTTATTAGAACAGTTAAAACAAGAAGCAAGACAACCACAAGTAATTAACCCAACACCGCCACCTTCACCAAAAGCAGTTGGAGCAGCAAATTATACACCACCAGGACCAGTACAACCAGGAGAGGACCCAGCACCTATTATTAATCCTAAGAAAGTAGGAGCAGTAGGTTATAATGCATCACCACTTGTTGCAAACTCAAAAACAAATGGAGGACAGAATGGTTTACTAAGTCAAACAAATCCTAAACTACTTGTATTTATAGGGGAAACTAGCGGAGCAAGTACTTATTACAAAAACCCTGCTACAAAAGCACCAGAATACATGTTACATCCAGCAGCTGCTAAAGCATGGAAAGCCTGGAAAGCAGATATGAAAGCTGCAGGAATTTCCTACAGAATGTCCAGTGCATATAGAAGTAAGGTACACCAAGGAGGATTAAAACCAGGCAGCACTGTAGCAAGCCCAGGATCATCACCACATGGATGGGGAGGAGCATTAGACTTTGGAAACCTTCATGGAATTGTGAATGGAAGCGGTGATCCAAAGAGAAATCAAGAAGGAAGAAAAACTCCTATCTATAAACAAATGGCAACACTGGGTGCTAAACACGGATGGTATAATCCTTGGAGATTATCAGACGTATCAGGTACAGATGAATTATGGCATTTTGAATACTGGGGACCAGCTTAATAATATACCACAATGGCAAACATAGAAGTAAAAAGCTTTACATACAGAACATACCTTGAAGGTATGGACCCTGTTATAGAGGTGTACGCAGATGGGGCATTTGTAAGAAAAGAAGTATGGTCAGGAGTAAATTTTAATATAGATTCCGCAAAAGGACATGTTTCTAGAACAGTAGAAAATTTTGGAGCATTAGGAAAAGGTAATGTAAATTTTTATAAATTAGCACCACCACCACCTCCGCCTCCAACACCGGAAATAGTACCACCACCACCACCACCGGAGCCACCACCAGCACCGGATAGAAAAAAGAAAGGATCTTGGTACTTACCAAAATCTAGATATAGAAAACCTAAATCAACTAACGGAGGAGAATTTGTTATTAAATCTACAAAAGAACCATACACAGGGAGTTATATAGAGACTTTCAAGAAAAAATACTATGCAGGGAGCTCTCCAGAGCAAATGGGTGAGGAGTTAGAAAAGGTAAGAGATAGAGGAGATTTTGACTTATTGGGGGAAGCTTTTGCAACCCTAAGTCCATTACTACTCAAGGCACTGAAAGGAGGAGTAATTAGAAAAAAACCAACCACAAGTGAAGTAGTATTAGGAGAGGTAAAAAGATACTTTACACAAGATCCGGTAACAAATAAAATTGTAGAATTAACAAAACCGGATTATGTAGAGCTTAAAAAACAATTACCAAATAGGAAATATGCAGAAGTGAATTGGAAGATACAAGGTCCTGCAGAAGATATAATGTTTGGAAATTATAAATACGAAGGAGCAGCAACTAAGAATCTAAATACTATAGTAGCACTGGAAAAACAAATGCCAGGAATTACTAGAGTTGTAAGAGACTTTGCATACCTTGTACCGCCAACACGTCCAAGTCAACTATTCATACCAGACACACTTTCAGCAACAGTAAAAGATCCTCTGATAGAATTAGAAAATTACCGAAAAGCAAATTTCGATACAAAAGAATAAAAATAAGGCTTGCTTTTGCAGGCCTTTTTTCTTATATTAAAGAAAAGGTTATAGAAAATGTTTTATATAGTAGAGACAGAGGAGCAAATACAGCTTCTAAAAAATTTAGGAAGGAAAGGAGGGTATGTAGAAGTCATTTCTTCAAATGATAACTACCATCCACTTCTTACAACTACTGTAGCAATCTACTTAAGACCCTTAGATCATCCAGAAGGATACATTATTCCAATAAGCCATGACGAAGGATTAAACTTATCAAAAGATTGTGTCTCTGACATACTAAAAGAATACACAACCCTTTATACGTTTGATAAGAAAGAATTGATGTACCACTTTATATTAAAGGATGTTATAGATCTTTCCCTACTTTATTCAATGACTTCTTACAATAGACTTGAACTTCCAAGATCTAATTCAACTTGCAATTGGTATTACAATCGCTTTCATGATTTTAAAGAAATAAATGCTATAATTCCAATATCAAAGCTATTTGAAAAATGTGAGGAGAATTATAAGTCATTACAAAAGATATTGCAGATTGCAATACCCAATGGCTTTGATTTCTATAATAAAACTGCAACGTCTGTTTTCTTTATGATTGAGAGAGCTGGACTGAGAATAACCTATCAATCTTTTCTAGAATTGTTTAAACCAAACAATCCTGTATATAGTATTGATAACAATATTATATATACTTCGTATAATTTATATAATACAACTTCTCGTCCAACAAATGCTTTTAATTCAGTAAATTTTGCTGCAATACCAAAAGCACCTGAATTTAGAAAAGCAATTATTCCTCAGAACGATGTATTTGTAGAAATGGACTTTGATGGATATCATTTAAGACTATTATGCGAACAAATAGGTTATGAATTAACAGATGAATCCGCACACGTTCAATTGGCTAGACTGTACTTCGGTAAAGATGAAATAGCTGAAGATGAATATGCGAAAGCAAAACAAATTAACTTCCATGCCATTTACGGAAAGATTCCACCTGAGTATGCTTTCTTAGAAATCTTCGATAAGATTCAGAATTATATAAACGGTCTTTGGAAGCAATTTAAAGAACAAGGATATGTAGAAGATCCAATATCAGGAAAAAGATTTACACAAGATCTTCCAGAGATGCATCCGCAGAAGCTTATGAACTATATGATGCAGAGCTTGGAAACCTCAAGAAATATTCTTATATTAAAAGATGTGCTTATGTTTCTTCAAGATAAGAAGAGCAGTTTAGCACTCTATACTTATGATGCTTTTGTATTTGACTTTGATAAATCAGACAGCAAGGAAACACTAGAATCTTTAGAAAAAATAATGAACCAGGGAGGAAAATACCCTATAAAGTTCAAATACAGTAGTAACTTAGTTTTATAAAATAAAAACCTATTTATAAATGATACAAAATAATGTAGCGCCAACAATATTCGATTATGACATCGAGTATAATTTTAATGCAGCCGACATGAGCAATAAGTTATTTTGTACTTTTTCTTCTGAACAACAACTAGAAGGTATATTAAGTACAATACAGACCAAATACAAGATCATTTATAACAAAATTTTCGTTCTTTATTCAAAGAGCCAAGATGAATATATCTGTACATATAATGTAGAATTTGGAAACGTTTCTAATTTCTTAGAAAATACTATCTTAGTACATAGAAAAAAAGAATCAAACACCCTATACACAATCAATTCACTAAATCGTCTAATAGAGTCTTTAAACGGAGGAGTATTAGATACAAGCTTTAAAGTAGATTGGAATGACTATCAAAACTGCATACTATTAACAAAAGGTGCAGAACTAAAAAGAGTCAACACAAAATTATTTAGAATTATAGAACTATAGTTGGAATATCCAATTATATTTCTTATATTATATAGATAAAAGTTTTAATTAAAAATCAGTTACATTATGGACATTAATGCTATCAAAGCTAAACTGGCCGCTTTAAACAGCACCGGAAATCAAGACCGTGAAAAAGTAGACTTCGACAAAATCTATTGGAGACCTGCAAACGGAAAATCAACAATTAGAATCGTTCCTTCAGCTTTTAATGCTGCAGATCCTTTCACAGAATTGAAACTGCACTACAACATTGGGAAGTTCCCTATGATGTCATTGTCGAATTACGGCAAACAAGATCCAATCGAAGAATTTGTAAAAGAGTTAAGAAAGACTTCTGATAAAGACAACTGGTCATTATCTGGAAAGTTATCTCCTAAGTCAAGATTTTTTGCTCCTGTTATTGTAAGAGGTGAAGAAGAAAAAGGAGTTCGTCTTTGGTCATTCGGAGTAAACATCTACAAAGCATTACTTGCTTTAGCAGAAGATGAAGACATTGGAGATTTTACAGACGTAATGAGCGGATGGGATATGGTTGTAGAAAATACACCAGCAGCAGGACCAGGTCAATTCCCAACAACTACAGTTCGTATTAAACCTAAACAAACAACATTGTCAGATGATAATACTAAAGTTGACTTGTGGTTAAAAGAACAACCAAATGCTTTAGAAGTACAAACTCAGTACGACTACGAATACATCAAGAAAAAATTACAAGAGTACCTTAACCCAGGAGAAGAAGTTGCTACACCAGCAAACATTCCAGCAGAATCAATTGCACCAGCAACTCCGGTTGCAGTAGTGGCAGAAGAAACTGATCTATCAGCAACTTTAGGAAATCATAAAACAGATTTCACTTTAGAGACTGCAGTAGAGGGTAACAAAAGTACAGTAAATAAATTTGACGAATTATTTAACTAATAATGGCAGTTAAAAAAACAGCCCCTAAAACCGCTAGCGAGATAATCAAAGGCGGTTTCAGTCTTGATAACTTTAAGAAAAACAAAGGATTTAGTAATTCTTCTGTAAAATTTAAAGAACAAGACTGGATTAAAGTCTCAGATGCTTTTACTGAAGTAACATCTCTCAAAGGAATTCCTATGGGACATATTACTCTCTTAAGAGGACATTCTGATACAGGTAAAACTACTCTATTACTAGAAGCAGCCGTTGAAGCACAAAAGCAACAGATACTTCCAGTATTCATTATTACTGAGATGAAATGGTCATGGCCTCATGCTCAAATGATGGGTCTTCAAGTTGAAGAAGTAGTTGATCAAGAGACAGGAGAAATAACTGACTACAAAGGATTTTTCTTATACGCAGATAGAGGAACTCTAAACACGATAGAAGACGTAGCAGTTTACATATTAGACTTAATCGATGAACAGAAGAAAGGAAATCTTCCTTATGATCTACTATTCTTATGGGATTCAGTTGGATCAGTTCCAAGTGATTTATCAGTAAGGTCGAATAAGAATAATAATGAATGGAATGCCGGAGCAATGTCTACTCAATTTGGAAATAACGTAAATCAAAAGATTATGTTATCAAGAAAAGAAGCAAGTAAGTATACAAATACTCTAGTAGCAATTAACAAAGTCTGGACTGCAAAACCTGAACATCCAATGGGTCAACCTCGATTGGAGAATAAAGGAGGAAAGACAATGTGGTATGACGCAACAGTCATCATTACATTTGGAAACATTACCAACTCAGGTACTTCTAAAATTAAAGCTGTAAACAAAGGAAAGGAATATGAATTTGCTAAAAGAACAAAAGTTCAGATAGAGAAGAATCATATCGATGGAGTACAGTCAAGAGGAGCTATCATTATGACAAGTCATGGATTTATTGCAGACGATAAGAAAGCAATTGATGCATATAAAGACGCACATAAAGGATCTTGGGCTAATACTTTAGGGTCAACAGACTTTACAGTAACAATAGAAGCCGAAGTAGGAGAAGATGTAAGAACCGATATGGAAATGCTCGATGAGTAATTATTTAGACATCCTAAATAAAATCGAAAAAAAACCAGACAGGAAACTAAACGACCATGTTTTGATTGTAGATAGTATGAATACCTTTATAAGGTCTTTTGCAATGCTACAGTCTATGAATCCACAAGGCCATCACACTGGTGGTCTTGTTGGTTTTTTAAGGTCACTGGGTTTTCTAAATAGAACAATTGACCCTACTAGAATCATTTGCGTATTTGACGGACAAGCTTCCTCTTCAAGTAGAAAGAGTATTGATCCTGAATACAAAGCAAATAGAAATATTAAGAGGATTACCAATTGGGAAATATTCGATGATAAAGATGATGAATTCCAGAGCATGACAATGCAAATGGGACGATTGGTTGAGTACCTACAATGTTTACCTCTTACTCTAATCTCTATTGATAAGATAGAAGCAGATGATACTATATCCTATCTAGCTCAGAAATTTGGAGCTAATGGTAAAAAGGTAACAATTGTTTCTTCTGATAAAGATTTTTTACAGATAGTGGACGAAAATATAGAAGTTTATTCCCCTATTAAGAAAAAAACCTATGGAAAAAAAGAGGTACAGGAAGAAGTAGGAGTACTTCCTGCGAATTATTTAATCATGAAAGCACTTCTAGGAGATAACTCAGACAACCTGACAGGTATAAAAGGGTTAGGACCTAAGACATTACTAAAAGAATTTCCAGGACTAGTAAAGCATCCTTTATTTGAATTAAAAGATATTCATAAAATTTGTACAGAAAAATTACAGACTAAGAAAATATTTGCACAAATACTGTATGATTGGAATAAAGTAAAAACTAACTATGAATTAATGAATCTTTTAGAGCCAAGGTTGGGAGATTACGAAATAGTTCATATATTAGATAAGATAAGAGAGCCAATACCTGCTCTACAGGTTGTTACTTTTTTAAACATGTTAGAGGCGGATCAAATCGAAGCTCTAAACAAAAACGTTGAAGGATGGCTTGAAATATTTAGACCGCTTTCAACATATAAAAAATAAGTTATAATAAAATAAGTTACATGACATCATTAGCAAAATTATCTTCTTACGGAAAAGGGTTCCAATTAAAAGTATTGGGAGCATTATTAACAGACAAAAAATTCTTGCTTAACACAAGAGATTTATTACGACCAGATTATTTTGATTCAGATGCTCACAAATGGATTCTAGAAACTACTATTAAGTATTATGATAAGTATCATACTACAATTTCTTTAGAGGCATTAAAAATCGAATTACAGAAAGTAGAGAATGATATTCTACAAGTAGCAGTTAAATCAGAATTGAGAAATTGTTATGAAGCAACTCAGGAAGATTTAGCATACGTTGTAGAAGAATTTACTACCTTTGCCAAGAACCAAGAACTTAAAGCAGCATTATTAAACTCAGCAGATCTTTTAAACCAAGGAGACTTTGATGGAATCAGAGGATTGATTGAAAGAGCTATGAGAGCTGGTATGGATAAGAATATGGGTCATGAGTATAATAAGGATGTAGAGAGCCGTTATAGAGAGAACTACAGACCAACTATTCCAACACCTTGGCCGATTATGAATGAGACTATTGGAGGAGGATTCGGACCTGGAGATTTAATTATTATGTTTGGTAACCCTGGAGGAGGAAAGTCTTGGACGATGGTTGCAGCAGCAGCACATGCAGTACTAATGGGTTATAATGTAAATTACTATACTTTAGAACTTGGAGAGGATTATGTAGGTAAACGCTTTGACTGCTACTTTACAGGTTACGGAATTGAAGAAGTAAATAAGCATAGAGGAGAAGTAGAAAAAATTGTAGGTAAGTTAAAAGGAAAACTTATCGTAAAGGAATATCCACCAAAAGGAGCTTCAATTAATACAATTAAATCTCATATTCAGAAATGTATGGATATGGATCACAAACCAGATATGATTGTTATTGACTATGTCGATTATTTAAAAGCACCTTCGAAATCTCGTTTCACAGAGAGAAAAGATGAAATAGATGACGTATTCATTGCAACGAAAGGATTAGCTAAGGAACTTCAAATACCTATTCTAACACCATCTCAAGTTAATAGAATGGGTGCTAAGGATTCTGTTATTGAAGGAGACAAAGCAGCAGGTTCTTACGACAAGATGATGGTAGCAGATGTTTGTTTATCTCTATCGAGAATGAAAGAAGATAAAGTTTTAGGAACAGGAAGAATTCACGTAATGAAGAACAGATATGGAATGGACGGTATGACTTGGGATGCTAAAGTTGATACAAATAATGGACATATTGAGATCTTAGGGCACATGTTAATCGACGAATCAGGTGACAAACCAAGAGGGAGTTACAAAGATATTGCCAATAAGTTCTTCGAATTAGAATCTCAAGTTCCAGGATAAAAGCCTATTTATTTCTACAGCCATAATCTATAACAAATATTAAAAAAAGCCGATATGAGTCTAAAAGACGAACGCATAGTTTATAAACCATTTGAATACCCACAAGCACACGATTACTGGCTTAAAGCGCACCAAGCGCACTGGTTACATACAGAAGTTCCAATGTCACAAGACGTAACAGATTGGAATTCAAACCTTAAACCGCACGAAAAAAACCTTATAGGAGGAATCCTAAAAGGCTTTGCTCAAACAGAAACAGTTGTAAATGATTACTGGACATCTTTAGTAACAAAATGGTTTAGAAAACCAGAAGTTATTATGATGGCAGTTACTTTTGGAGCTTTCGAAACAATCCATGCTGAAGCATATGCTTTACTAAACGAACAATTAGGATTAGATAATTTTGCAGAATTCTTAGAAGACGAATCAACTGCAGCTAAAATTCAATCTTTAATGGATGTTAGAGATGGAAATGCAGGAGAAACAGATTGGCATGAAGCAGCTAGATCTCTAGCAATATTCTCAGCATTTACTGAAGGAGTAAATTTATTCTCTTCTTTTGCAGTATTGTTATCATTTAAAATGAGAAACAAGCTAAAAGGAGTAGGGCAGATAGTTGAATGGTCTGTAAGAGATGAATCACTTCACTCAGAAGCAGGATGTTGGTTATTCAGAACTTTAATGGAAGAATATCCAGAATTAAAAACAGAAAGACTTATCAACGATATTAGAGAAGCGGCAACGCTTGCTTTAGAATTAGAATTCAATTTTATTGATAAAGTATTTGAAATGGGAGATTTAGAAAACTTATCTAAAAACGAACTAAAAAACTTTATTAAACACAGAGTAAATACTAAGATGGGAGATTTAGGATTAAAACCATTAATACCTTCAGATCAAATCGATAAAGGAGCTTTAAAACAAATGTTATGGTTTGATGCTGTAGTAGCAGGAAAACAGCATACAGATTTTTTCGCATCAAGAGTAACAAATTATGCTAAAGGGCATATGGATTGGGACAACGCATTTTAATTTAATTTTATGGGAGTAGATTACAGTACCTGGAAACCAGGTGTAGATTATCCGGAATGGATGAATGAAGTATCTTTGGCTACAATTTCAAATGGTTATTTATTACCTGATGAAAATCCAAAGAAAGCTTACAAAAGAGTTGCTGATGCAGTAGCTAAGAGATTAGATCGTCCTGATCTAGCAAATAAATTTTACAAGTACATGTGGAAGGGTTGGTTAAACCTAGCTTCACCTGTATTATCAAACACTGGAACTGACAAAGGACTTCCAATCTCATGTTTCGGTATAGATACTCCTGATTCAATCAGAGGTATAGGATTAACTAATGCAGAACTAATGAGACTTACTTCTTTAGGAGGAGGAGTTGGAATTGGATTAGGAAGAGTTAGAGGAAGAGGAAAGAAGATCGCAAATGGCGATACAGGTAACTCAGAAGGAATTGTGCCTTGGGCTAAGATCTATGATTCAACTATCATTGCTACAAATCAAGGATCAGTTCGTAGAGGAGCAGCTTCTGTAAACTTAGATATTAATCACGAAGACATAAAAGAGTTTTTACGTATTAGAAGACCTCAAGGAGATCCAAACCGTCAGTGTTTAAATTTACACCAATGTGTTTCTATTGATGATAAGTTTATGCAGAGATTAGAGCATAGAGATCCAGAGGCAATGGAATTATGGGTTGAGATTTTAAAGTCAAGAGTTGAGACAGGAGAGCCTTATCTTATGTTTAAGGATAACGTTAACAACGCTAATCCACAGGCATACGTAAAAAACAACTTAGATGTAACAATGACTAATATCTGTTCAGAGATTGCATTACATACTGACGAAGAGCATTCATTTGTTTGTTGTTTATCTTCTTTGAATATTACAAGATACGATGAGTGGAAAGATACTGACTTAGTTGAAACAGCAATCTATTTCTTAGACGGAGTATTAGAAGAATTTTTAGTTAAGACAAATGGTAAAGATTCTATGATTAGAGCACACCGTTCTGCTAAAAAAGGAAGAGCATTAGGATTAGGAGTATTAGGATGGCATTCATTCTTACAATCAAAAGGATTACCATTTAATTCAATCGCATCTACTTCTTGGACAAATAGAATATTTGCACAGATTAAAACACAAGCAGAAGCAGCTTCTAGAAAATTAGCTGAAGAGTATGGTGAACCAATCTGGTGTAAAGGAACAGGAATGAGAAATACGCATTTAATTGCTATTGCTCCAACAGTATCCAATTCAACAATCTCAGGAGGAGTATCAGCAGGTATTGAACCAATTCCAGCAAACGTTTATACTTTTAATTCATCTAAAGGAACTTTTATTAGAAAGAATCCAGTATTAGAAAAGTATTTAGAAGACAAAGGACATAATACAGAAGAGGTATGGCAACAAATTTTAAAAGATAGAGGATCAATTGCAAATCTACCTGAAGACATTATGCCGTTTGACGATAAAGAAGTATTCTTAACATTTGCAGAAATAAATCAATTGGCTTTAGTAGAACAGGCTTCAGTAAGACAGAAGTATGTTGACCAGGCTCAATCATTAAACTTAGCATTCGATCCGGGAGATAGTCCTAAATTTATAAACCTTGTTCACCAGACAGCTTGGAAACTTGGATTAAAAACGTTATATTATCTAAGAACCGATTCTGTCATAAACGGAGATATTGGAAGTAGAACTTCTGAAGACTGTTTAAGCTGTGATGGATAAAAAATAAAAATATGACACTATTAATTATTTCACTATTTCTAGCAGTTGTAATTTTTCTACTAACAGTAAAGCTAAAAGACTATGTAGAAGAAGTAGCGCAATTGAGAAAACAAATTGAAGAAACAGCTGCAGCTCATATAATTGAGAAAGCAAAAGTAAAAAAAGATTCAACATTTAGATCTTCAGCAGTTAACTGGGGTAAAACAATTGAACACTTTGTTCCGTTTATGACAAAGTTCCCTATACCGGCAGAAGATGTAGTATTCCTAGGAATGCCAATCGACTATGTAGGGTTTACTAACACAGAGAGTAAAACCAAATGTGAGGTACATTTCATTGAAGTAAAATCAGGAAATGCATTTTTAATGGGAAAACAAAAGAATATTAAAAAAGCAATTCAAGAAGGAAGAGTTCACTGGCATGAAATTGCAGTAGATGGAAACCGAGTAGAGATCACGGAAGAATAGCTATTTATATGAAATGAATATATTAGCCAAAATAGTAAAAATGTTATACCCTCTACTAATACTAGGGGGTATTTTATCTACGTACGGTCAAACCTTTACGCACTCTGGTTATATCTATGGATCAAACGCTACAGGTATACAAGGAGTACAGGTGCAGTTATATAGTAGAACAACACCTACTTTAACAGGATTTACAAACCAGCAAAATTATAACGGACATTCCTATTATAGATCAACAAGTTCAATGACATGGACAGCTGCAAGACAGGCTTGTGCTAATATGGGAGGATATTTAGTAACTGTAACTACAGCAGCTGAAAATAACTTTATATTTAACTTATGGTCTGATGGATGGATAGGATTAACAGATGAAGTAGTAGAAGGCCAATGGAGATGGGTAACAGGAGAGCCGTACACTTGGGGAAACTGGAACTCAGGAGAACCTAATAATTCAAATAATGAAGATTATACTCAATTTGTAGGAAACGGTAAATGGAATGATTTACCAAATACATCTTTACCGTATGTATTAGAATTTGACTATATAGTGACTTTTACACCCTGGACTTTGGTAACAACAGCAACAACAGATGTAACAGGGAGATATGTATTTTCAACACCAACAAATCCTTCTGTAGAATATTACATAACTTTTACTCCTCCAACCCTACCTACATTGCAAATAAGTGATGCACAGATTTCAAACACTGTAACTCTAGGATCACTGGCTTTAAAGAGTAGAGACTATTTTAGATTTGATGTTAATAATGATGGTAGAGTAACAATATCAGATACTTATTCAATATTTGCTAGAAGAAACGGAATATTTACATCCTTTCCAGCATCCCCTCCAGACAGTAGAATATTTACAACAACTCAATGGAGTACAATTAATGCAAGTACAACAAACCTGAAAGCAACATTTCCAGGGGTACAGACAATTACAATTAATACACCTGTATCGGGTGGAGTTTCTTCTTACTATATTACTAGACTAGGGTATAGCAACTAAAATCAGTACTATTTATAAAAGGTATGAGAGTGCATAAGCACCCGGTTGTGAAATAAAAATAACTTAAAAACAAAAGAAATGAAAAAATTACTTTTAGTATTGAGTTTAGTTTTAGTATCATTAACAGGATTTGCACAAACTATCGCACCTGATGCTACTAAGCCTTACTTAATATTTGACGCTAGTTACAACCTGGCACCACTTGGAGCAACACCTACAAACGTTGCAATTTATTATGATAATGCTGGTTCTACAGCTATCAAAGCAGTACAGTACAGATTTTGGTACGACAAAAACGTATTTGCTTCTCCTACAGTGACTTACACTGGAACTGAAGCAAACAATTATTTCCAAACATTAGTAAATGCTACTGAAGGAAATGTAACAGTTACATGGGTTTACACAGGAGCAGATGCTGCTTTCAATATTGCTGACGGAGCAATGTTCAACGTAGCTTTACCATTTAAAGCAGGTTATACAAACGGTGCAGTAACAGCAATGGCGTTTACAGGAGCGACAGCTTACCCGGCTTACGGTACTCTAGCAAATGGAACTGATACTACACTAGGATTACATAATTACGGAGGAGCGTTCACAGAACCAGTATTTAACTATGCTGCTACATTCTTAAATGATCCAACCAACCCAGCTTCAGACGTTCCAGTAATATTACAAAAATCTTCAAACGGAACAACTTGGGTAGATGTAATGACAGTTAATACAGCAACTACAACAGGAGTAGCATCATTCACAACTAACTTAGATCAAAACTACTGGCAAATTAGAGTAAAAGTAGCACCAGGATTAACAGCACCAGGAGCATTAGCAGCAGCAGATGCAAATATGATTGCTCAAATCGCTACAGGAATACAAGCTCCAACTGGAACTCAATTCTATACTGCTAACCCTAACCAAGCAAATGGAATAACAATTTCAGATTCATATACAGTATTCTCTAGATTGGCTCAAGGTTTATCAGTTTACCCAAACACACCTGATTTACTATTCTTTACAGAAGCTCAATACAACACTATTGCAGCAGCTACAACAGATCAGTCAGCAACAATTCCAGGGGTAGCAACATTCTTATCAGCTAACATTAACAATACAACAGCAGCCAATTACTATCTTCTAGTATTAGGAGACGCAAACGGAACAGGACGCAACTAATATGCTACGCTATATAATCATAGCACTGTTATCAATAAATTCACTCTATTCCCAGGTACAATTTCAAGTGCCTGGGATTACAGTGTCTCCGTCTAATACCATAGATCTACCTGTAGCTATTCTAACAAATGGAAATGCAGTAGGGAGTTTAGAATTTGCTTTAAATTACGATCAAAGCATTTTACAATTCTCAGAAATAATTTTATCTGAAAAAGCACAAACCTGGTTAACCTATACAATGGATACCGGAAGTGGAAAAGTAAGATGGGGAGGATATGATAGAACACATGGACAGCATACTGTAACAGCTCCAACAGAATTATTCATATTAAAATTTACAGTACTTAATCCTAACTGGACTACAACTCCTATAACCGTAGGAAGAAAGACAGCTGGAAATGTACAAGGGTGGGATATCGCTGTAACTAATACAGATGGTTATATCAACTATAATAGGTATGCAGCTCCTTTAGATGAAGATGGAATTCACGGAAAAGTATATCCAGTACCTACAGATGGAATTATAACAATGGAGATGTCTTTACCAGTGAGTGGAGATTATGAAATTGCAGTTTACGACATGGGAGGAAATCAACTAAGTATAAAGAAAGAACGTTTTGCAAAAGGACCGAATACTACTTATGGAGATCTAACTGCTTACCCAAGTGGTAACTATTTATTAAATATAAGAAGTAAGAACTTCGCAAAAACATTTAAAGTAATAAAAAAATAAGCTATGTCAGAAGAAACAAACAACGAAGGTGGATTATCAGGATTGAAAAAAACCTTAATCGGAACTCTAACTACAGTAATCGGTGGAGCAGGTATTTGGGTATCAACAACTTTATTCGGAGGTCACTCAGAAGATAAAGAAGAAGTGAAAACAGAACAAGTAGCACCAGCACCAGCAGCAGCACCTGTCATTAATGTTAATTTGGAGAACAACAACACCAACCAACAAAAACAACAATCAAACAACTCTAATTCAGCTAAAGCCGCTCCTGCTCCAGTTCAACAAGCAGCACCAGCACCAGCTCCTGCTCAAAAAGAATCTTGGTAATAGATGGAAGAGACAAAAGGGTTCATGGATACATTCCTGTCTAAACTAAAGGAACAGTCTTTTACTATAATAGTTATGGTAGGAATAATCTGGTACCAGGGAGTGATGATGGAAGAAAGAGTTGCCTATTGGCAAAAACTCTATGAGGCTCAAAAGGCTTATATTGAGGAAACTACTAAAGAAGATAAAGCAATTTTATTAGAAAGAGTAAAAGATTTAACAGATCAAAGAGAAAAGTATATAGAAGATTTATTAATACAAAAAAATAAATAAAAATGGCAGACGAAACAATCGGAGTTGTAGTAGGTAACGAACAAGCAGGTGCATCAGCAGAAGCACACGCGGGAACAGAAGTAACAGATACATCAGTATCAGCAAATGCCGGAGTATCAGCCGAGGCTCATGCCAATGTAGAAAATACAACCGAAGTTGTAGAAGGAGTAGATATTAATTCAGAAGCACACGCTACAGCAGAAGCATCAGTAGAAGCACAAGCACAAGCAGGATGGGATGGACATGACGCTTCAGCATCAGCTGGAGTAACAGCTGAAGTAAAAGTAGAGGTAGAAGCTTCAACAGAAGTAGAAACTGATTACGGAACAGCAGGAGTACATGCCGGAGCATATGCAGAAGCACATGCAGGAGTAGAAGCAAATGCTTCAATAGGAGAACATGGAGCTGAAGCTAACGCAGGAGCATCAGTGGGAACATCAGTAGGAGTAGAAGCAGGAGTAACAGCACAATCAGGTGATGTATCAGCAGAAGCAAATGCAGGAGTATCTGTAGGGGTACAAGCAGGAGCAGAAGTTGGAGGTGGAGCTACTTACGATGATGGAGCTATCACATTAGGAGTTGAAGGTGAATTAGCACTTTTAGTTGGTGTAGATGTAGACGCATCAGTAACTATAGATGTATCGGATGAAGTAGAAGCAGCTAAAGCAGCGGCAGAAGAAGCGGCTAAAGCAGCAGCAGATTTATTAGCATCTCAAGAAGCAGCTGAAGCACAACGTGTAGCAGAAGAAACAGCAGCAGAAACAAAACGTGTAGCAGATGAAGCAGCTAGAGTATTAGCAGAACAAGCTGCAGCAACTGAGAGAAGATTAGCTGAAGAAGCAGCAGCAGCTCAAAGAGAATTAGAAAGACAAGCAAGAGAAGCTCAAGACGTACTTGATAGAAAAGCAAGAGAAGCTCAAGATGCACTTAATAATGCAGGTAAAGCAATAGAAAAAAGTAAAGCTAATCCAAGAAATTGGTTCTAATGGTAAGAAAATTAATATTTATACTATTTTTATTAGCAAGCATAATAGGCTCTGCTCAAAAAGTAGGGTCTGTTAAAACTGAAGTCTACCAAGCCGATTTTGAAAAGAAGCAATCATTAGAGGTTGTATCTGATTATAGCGGAGACATAGTCATCCCTATTCAGATCCTTAAGATTGGTATCAATGAGGAATTATATGAAATGTACCCTGAACTAAAAGATAAAAGAGTTGGTTTAGGAGTATCAAATATAGTATTAGAGTATTTAGAGTCCACAAATAGATTTAAGTTTACAGAAGACAGAGAAGAAATAAAACAAAAAATGATTGCTCAACACATAGCTTCAGCTAAGGGTATATCAGAAAATAAAATAGAAGTTAAAGGAAATGTTATATTAGCAAAGTATTTTGTTTATATAGAAGTCTATGATTTCAGCATAGGTGAGGATGAAGAAGTTTCAACCTCTGGAGCTGAGATAAGACAAAAAACAATATTAGGGTTACAAGTAAGATTTGTGGATGCACAGAGCGGTGAAATAATTACTGGATCAGGATCCGGTGAAGCAGTTACAGTGAAGAAGGCAAGCTTATTAGATGGACTCGACGATATTAAATTTAATCAATCAACAATCGGAGTATCTACCAAAAAGTCATTAGAAACTGCCTCTTCAAGAGTAGTATCAAAAATGATTAAAAAGGGGATATTTCCGAACTAATGAAAAAATGGATTTCTTTATTTATATTCTTTGCTTTCCTACAGGCTTCAGCCCAGTACAGCTACACCTATACAGATCCGTGTACACTACAATCCAAGAGCGTATTCGTACCTGCTGGGGGAAATGTAATGGTAAACTACTTTGATAACCATAATACATTTTCTGCAAATGACTTCTCCTCAGGAGTCTTCGATAACTGGATAACTCTAGTATCTCAACAAAATTCAAACTCACCTTGTGAATCAGTAACTACAGCTATTGTAAATAGTATAACCAATGTAACAGTTGCTAACACATTAACTGTTGTTACAAATGTAATATCAGTAACAAACGTAGCTCAATCCATAGCGACCATAGGAGGATCTATGGGAAGCTCTATGACAGCTACAGCCGGAGGCGTAACAAACTCTTCACAAAGTGAAGGAGGTAGTACTAACCAAAACTCAAAAGATGAAAAAAAATCCGATTCAAATACCAATTCAGGAACAAATACAGGAACTACTGGAACAAGCCCAACAGGTAACCAAAGTCAAGGAGGCCAAACCACTTCTAACCCTTCTGGAGGAACACCTACAGGATCTTCAACAGGAACACCTCAACAAGGAGGAGAAACTACAAGTCCAAATCAACCAGCTTCAACAGGAGGTTCATCGTCTGAGTCGTCTGTAGAAGGTTCAAGCGGTGGAGGAAGTAATTTAGCTAACTCTTTATCCAACTCTGTAGATGGAGGATCATCTGACGGAGGAAGTTCAGGCGGTGGAGGAACATCAGGCGGTGGTAAAAAATCTAATAATGCAGCTAAAAGTGTAGGAAGTTTAATTGCCTCAGGAGATATAGTAGCTATTGCCAATACTGATCAAACTCAGAACTTTAGATTTGTAGGAAGTATAACTCATGCCAATACTAGAGGAACTAGAATCAAAGGAGTATTATTCAATTATACCTCAGGAGTTAATAACTTAAATGTTACTTTTTATAAATCCTGGATTAATAAATCTAAAAAATTAAACACAGTAGGAGCTCAATCCATTATGATGGATTTTGATAAAAATTTCTTTAGTACAACGACAGTATTAGAATCATATAAAGTAAGTAACAAACTAACAGGAATGTTTGGTGTCAATTTTACAGCAGGTAAAATGGGAGAAAGAGCTTTATTGAATCTATCAGCTGTAGGTGGAGCACATAGTAGTTTTAAACTAAGCGATAGAGTTAGTACTAGCGTACTTGTATTAGGAGTATACTCTCCATTCACTCAGTTCTACGAAGGTAAATGGTGGGATGCTGGCATAATAGTAGTACCATTTAATTCATGGGATTTAAAAATAACTAAGACATTTAAGTTTAATGTAAGTTTTACAGGAGTATACGAAGCAGGTAAAGAATTTTTAAATTACCAAATATTAACAGGTGGTAAATTGACATTTTAATTATGAAAAAATTAAATCAATTATTTGAAAGGTTTTACGATAAGGTATCAAATTTCCTTTTTGGAAGATAAAACAGTTTAGTATTATGAAAAAATTATTTTTATTATTAGCATTAGTATTTTTAGTATCAGCTGATACAACTACTAAGGAATGTTATAAAGTAACAAAAGTGTCTTCACAAGTTGAAGCACCTGAAATGAAAAAAGAAAGAGTTGTATTCGGAATTAAACAAATGACAGAAGAAATTCTATCTGAAAAGCATGACATATGTGAAGATGGAACTCCAGTAGAAGTAGAAGTACTATCAGTTGAAGCACCTTCCACAAATACATCTTTAGGTCCATTCTCTAAAACTAAAAAAATTACTATTGTAAAATTAAGACTTATAATAGGAAAAGAGGAATACTGGGGTCAAGGAGAAGCAAACGTAACAGTTCAATCAACATTCTTAGATTTGAACGACGATAACTTACCATTTAACAAGACTGCATTCTCAGGAGCAGTTAAAAAAGCTTTAGTAGAAGCTGTTGGAGAAATGTAAAAAATTTCGTATCTTTAAGATATGGAAGAATTCACTTTTAAATTTAGAGGAAAGACATACCGACTTACAGACAAGTGGGAGGAAACCTGTGTGAATGATTCTAAAGTTTTTCAGATACAGCAATTCAAATATGTAGACAAAGTAGGTGATTATGTTACTATGGAAAATAGAATAAATAATCAGATAATGCTTGGATACCTGGAAGAAATTTCGTATATTAAATAATAATCAAAAATCAAATTTATGTCTAAAAATTCAGCAAAGAGTATCTATACTCAACTAATGGAATGGATTCCTACACTGAACCGTCCAAAACAAGCCGTAGAACAATCATCAACTAAATTCAGCAAAGCTGATCACTACAAATCAAAAGGAGCATATGGCAAAGCAGGTAATTAAATTTTTCGCCGATTGGTGTGGACCTTGTAAGATCTACGGACCATCTTTTACTCAAGTGAGAGAAGAATTAGAAAGTGATGAGATTACTTTCTTAGAAATTAATGTTGAAAATGATCCTGAAAATTTAGCAGGTGAATACGGAGTAAGAGGAATTCCTCATACGGTAGTTGTACAAGAGGGAGTAGAACCAAAAGCTGCATCCGGAAGACTAGGAGTAGAAGAATTAAAAGAATTTATTTTAAACTAAAAACTAAAACAAATGTTACGTAATCCAAACACAATACCAGCAGGTGATA